CATGAAAGCACCGTTTATCTATGAAATAAGATACCTTAAAAATGGTACTGACGAACATCACCCATCAATAAATAGGATTAAAAAGTGTGCCTTACAATCAGTATCAGTCGATTATACCCCAGATGGGTCATATATGACATTCAATGATCCAGATAGAACGATGGTTTCATATGGATTAACATTACAATTCTCAGAACTAGAACCAGTTACTGAAAAAGATTATAAAACTGTTCCACTAGAACATATAGGTTACTAAAATGCCCACATATTTTAGACAGGTTCCAAATTTTGATTATGTAAGTAGAGATCCGGAAAACAAAAAAATATCTGATTATGCAACTACAAAGAATTTATTTCGTCGTGGAAAACTTCGTGACGATATTTTTGGTGACCTTTCATTCTTCACCAAGTATCAAATTATAGGTGATGAAAGACCTGACAATGTTGCATATAAAGTATACGGTGATGCAACATTAGATTGGGTCATATTACTTTCTAATAATATCTTAAACATTCAATCAGAATGGCCGATGCCTCAATCGGTATTTGATAAAGTAATGTTAGACAAATATGGTTCTTATGAATCTTTAAATGCAATTCATCACTATGAAACTAAAGAAGTAAAAAATAGTTTAGGTGATGTAATTATCAAAAAAGGTCTTAGAGTAGATAATAATTTTTATAGTAGTGGAAATTATATTAGTAGATTGAAATTGCCTGTAAGTAGCTTAACTTATTTCAGTGCAAACAATGAACTTTTTATTAAGTTATCAAGGTTCATTGAAATTAAAAAAGGTGATTTAGTCAATATTACTGGACTTACTCAAACTGAATTCAATGGAACATTTAAAGTAGATGAAGTTCAATCTGGTTTATTTGAAAATGAAATTGAAGGTTTATATCTCAGCATAGATGTAGATGTAGCAGATGGTGACGTAGCAATCTCAAACGATGCGTCATTTACAGCAGATGAAGCAACTATCATCAATGCATCAAATAGAGAATATTTTTATCAGTATTATGATCTTGGATTAGGATCAGAGACCTTAGTTAGTTTTGTTAACTTTACAACTCCAATTACGAACTATGAATATGAAGAAAAGGTAGAGGAAGATAAGAGAAATATTTTTATACTTAAACCAGAGTATTTGAACATAGTATTTAATGACTTAGAGGATATTATGACATACAAAAAAGGGTCCTCTCAATACATTTCAAGGACCCTTAAGCAAGGTGATAATATCAGATTATACTAATTAACTATCGGCAAGTTTTTGGAAGTATGATAGTGGATCATCTTCATCCTCATCACTAGAACTAGTGGAAGTAGGAGCAATATCCGAACTGTTAAAGTCTTTTGATTGACTCTTGCGGAAAGTTTCCTCTAGATCACTCATCACTTCTTCCTCAGTCTTCTTAGATTGAGTTTGAGCAGCATAGTTATCGTACTCAGTTTCGTCATCAACAGTAGACATACTAGCAGACTTACGTCCAAGAACCAAATTGAGACGTTTCTTAAGTTCATCGTAAGACTTAAATTGATCTGCTGCGGTAATCTTTTCCAGAGAATACTGCTTCTTCCAGATTGCTTCGAGTGCTTCATCATCTTCAAGTAGAGGACTGGGACGACCGAACTTAGACTTATCGTAATTCCAATATCCTTGAACCTTCTGCAGTTTCAGATTGAAATTGGCACCTTGCCAGAAATCAAATGGGTTGATTGCTTCTTCATCTTCAAACTCAGGTTGCATTGCATCCATGATCTTATCAAAGATCTTTTTACCAAATTTGTAAAGAAATACTTTACCTTCATTATCAGGATTAGCAGGATCCTTTACAACGTAGATGTTAGCATAGAATGAAAGTTTACGTTTTTGTTTACGTACAGTTTCTTTGTCTGATTCATTACCACTATTCCAAAGTTCACGATTGTATTCACCAAGAGGATCTTTCTGACCAATAGTGGTCAAAGAGTTCTCGATGTACCAACCACCAGGACCTTGAAATGCATGAGAATATAGTTTTGCCCAAGGAAGATCTTCCCCTTCAGGTGCGGGGAGAAACCTAATTACAGCAGAACCTACTCCATCCTTTCCCATCTCTGGTTTCCACAGACGTTCGTCTGTGTTACCTCCAGAATTACTCATCTTCTCAACTTCTTTGACTAGTTTTGCAGTCAAATTACCAATAGAAGATTGTTTTTTTAGACTATCGAATGACATTGGATTACCTTAGATTAAATTAGATTTGGTCTGTATGACGACTTTATCCTACACGAAGAAGGAATGGTTGTCAAGCCAAAGATTAGATATTATTTAAATATTCTTTCATGTTTTTGATTACGATTCTCACATTATCAAAAATAGAATTCATTTTCATATCTGTAGGAATACCCATCATAGATGCATATCTTTCAATATTTTCTTTTGTTTGTTTTGCTGCCGGATCATCGGACAAACTTAATCTAGCATATAAAATTTCTTGCTTTTCAAGAAGTTCCTCTAATAATTCAATATGATTTAATTTTTCACTGGTGCTCATAGATGGAAATTTTTGAATTTCTCCATATATTAGATCTTGAAGTCTTGTTATTTCATCTAACTCATCTTGAACTATTTCTGAATTAAAAAATCCCATACTACTTGCCAATTACTACATCTTTTAAAATTTTTTTATACTTGAATATGTCAATATTTAGTAATGGAGAATATTTTTTAATCTTCATAGATACAGATTGCCAAACTGGGTCATTTAATTTTTTATCAAATTCTTTCTCAAACCCTAAGATTTTATTTAAAATGACAAATGTCTCTAAAGAAATTTTACCTTTTAAAAACTCTTTTAAGATCATCGGATGTTTAGAACCAATGATCTTAAACATATCATTAAAATTATTTTCAGAAAAAAGATAATCTATTTCATTTTTAAAAATATATGACAATGACTGAATTTTTCTTTGCCAATTCAAATATACATCATTGCCAGTTTTAATTAGTTCACCAATCCATAAAGATTGAGGATCATCAACTGAAGAAAAATTTGCAATAAAGAAATCTATTATTTCTTTATCTTTCTTTTGACGAGATAGTTTTTCAAACCAAAACCTATCTTTTCTCCTATAAAAACTTTTTTCACCTACTTTGACTTTTCCATTATATTTTACATAGTCATAATTTAATTGTGTAAAATGATTCTTTATTGAAATGTATGTTTTGTAAGTTTCAATTGGAGTCACTTTCATTAATTTTATAGGGGTAGTTTTGCTCTAGAATTCTTCTTAAGAAAATTTAACTCCATTGCATTCCATTTTACCTTTTCTTTTAAAGGTTTTGATAGAAGTTTAGGAACTTTTTCAATTTCGATTTGATTCTGTTCACAGTATAGAACAATGGCACTAATGTAGTCAAGATGTTGATTATCTTTTACAAGCACTTCAATCTCTTGTGCAAACTTATCAGCACACATGAATTGTTTTTCAAATAGTCCGTCTAGTTTTTTAATTTGATTTCTCATAAAGATTTAATTTATCGTTTACAAATTTTTTAATGTACTGTACTAATAATTTCATATATTTTTCCTTATCATACTCCTCATAAACAACACACTCTCCATCCTCACATGCCATAATAATTACGAGTTTTTTAACAGCAATTCCTGTCAGTTCATAAAGCATACAACCATATGCCATACACTGTACAAAATAGTGCTCGACCCACTCTCTTGGTTTCGGTTTCTTGGATGTTTTGAAATCAATTACTGCTAATTCACCGTTATATTCTGCGATACAATCAACCGTTCCGGCAATACCAAGTTGTTTACTATATAGGGAACTTTCTAAAGCATGAATATTATCAATATTATTCAGTTCTGATCTAGCAATATCAAATAAAAACTTAGAAATAGGTTGAACTTCTGGAAGTTCTGGAATATTGAGAAGATAGTTTTCTGTCAGTGAGTGCATGTCAGTACCACGACTGGTTGCCTTTTTCGTGATACGGTCTGCTTCTTCTACTCCAACCCTTTTACGCCATTTGACAAAGATCTCTTTATTAAAATGACTGGTCACTGAAGTAATAGAGACCAGTCGAAGAAGTTCTTCATTACCAGGGACTTTATAATATCGTACTCCATCAATTGTCTCCCGATCTAAGTTCGGGAGAGTAATATCAACATGATTAAACATTAAACAGTTACTTCCATTTTTGCTATAAGGTATTCTTTAACTAGTCCTGAACGAACAATATCATTGACTCCAAATTCTATTATATCAACTGATGGCATTTGACGCAAGATTTTCATAAAATCAATAATACCATTCCTTTCATTGGTTTTCACTAAGTCAGTTTGTGTAGCATCTCCACAAAACATAATCTTTGAATTTTCACCAACACGGGTGATTATAGAATCTAATTCATGAAAATTTAGATTTTGAAACTCATCAACAATAATGATTGAATTGTCTAGAGTAGTTCCTCTAATAAATGATGTACTCCAAAAACTAATTGTTTCTTGTTGTTTTAGATTTCCATAAAGCATTTCAAAGTCAGCATCACTTGGCATTTGAAACATATACTTTACCATATTTTTATATGGTATTTGATATAGTGATGATTTATCTTCATGATCTCCAGGAAGAAATCCAATTTCTCTTGTTGATACAAGTGATCTAACAAGATAAATTTTTTCATATGGAGTAACGTCAGAGAGAACATCACGAAGAGCATTGTACATCATGATAAAGGTTTTACCTGTACCTGCAGCACCATATGCAACTATATTTTTACCCTCATCATAACTGTCAAATAATTTTTTTTGATTATCAGTTAGTGGATCTACATCGATTAAATACTCACTATTGATCGGTTTCCTCCTTTTCATTTGCTTTGCCGTAAGTCCAACACCTATGGGTTGATTTTCATTCAAGGATTTTCTTTTTCTAGGCATACTTAAATTTTCTTAACTCTTGAACCAGGAGCTTTTGATGCTCTATCTAAAACTTCATTCCATCCAGGATTTTTCTTCACTAATTTATCCTTCCATTCACCAATCTCACCTACACCAGGCATAGTTGATGGGTCTGACCAATCACGTTTCCAATCAGGATTATTTTTTAACCATTCACCCCACTCATGTACACTTAAGACTACATCTTTTTGTTCACCAGTTTGCTTATTAATAACAGGATATGTTGCCAAAATTTTCACCTCAAAATACTATTTTACTATTTATTCTACATCTATAATCGAAGCACCTTCACACTCCACTGGATCATCACATTGAACAATACTTCCAGAATTTTCATCTAAGTATTTTTCTAATTCTTCTTCTGTTAATTCTACTTTGAAGACATATCCAGTAAAGTGGTCTTTAAGACAATACTTTTGCATCTTTTTACGGAGATAATCTTGCTTTATATAGTCTTTTTTGTTCGTAATAATTCCAAACGTTAGGACACCACTCTTTAACATGAGGTGATAATTGTTCACAGA